TTTGTAGAAGTTACACATTCAGACAGCGTACACGAAGCTTTACTTGGCCTGTTGCAATTATACCCCCCGCTATTAAAATCGAAGAACACCAAACGGCTGTTTAAGAAATCGATAGCAAAATGACAAATTTAGAGCAACGTATTTTTAATAAACATTTAGCAGTCTCTCGCTCTCTTCGCAATAAACCTTTTAAGCTCCGTCAAAACTTTGATACATTTGAAGAAGATCCAAAATATATTCATATTAAAAGACTTTCAATTTTTTTTACAAAGTACCCTGACGTTAATATGGATACTTACTTCATAGCCCCTTATAAACTCTACCCTGACGTTCAATACTTTGACCTTTCGTACTTCGCCTCTCCCAGAGCTATTAAAACCTATACAATTTATAAGCAACAACTATTCCAAGAGTCACCTGATTCTCAAATACAAGATATCAAAGATTCATTACGCTTTTTAGTTCATTATTGTCTAAAAAATAATATTCAGCTTCATGATTACGTCCATCACAAACAAAAGTCCATTGAACCGATTTGGACTTATCATGTTAAGCATAATAAAATCAATCCATACGTTTTGATGGAATTTCCTAATATGTTTCATACAATACAAGAAATGCCTAAAGATGAAAGAGAGTTTTTGTTGGGTCGTTTCGGAACAAATTTTTTAGATTATCGGACAAAATATATGAATTCAAAAGAGCTAAGACCGTTTTTGGAAAAGGCTTTCATTAAATTAAAACTTTTTGTAGATAAAAACTTGAACTCTTCAAAATATCAACCATAATAATAACACTATGACATTTACGAAAAATATGTTTAACGAAATTAAGGCCTCTTTGTCGAATAAAAAAGATAGTTCGTATAAAGAGATTATGAAATTTGAACCTGGTAAGACGTACGTCGTCCGTCTTGTACCTAACGTTACTGATCCAAAATCAACAATGTATCATTACTATCACCACTCCTGGAATAGTCTTTGCACTGGACAGTTTGTTACCACTCTCTGCCCTTCGACTTATGGAGAGCAGTGCCCGATTGATCAGCTTGTTCTTAAGACATATAATACAGGTTCTGTAGAAGATAAAGAAAAGATTAAACCTATCACTCGCAAAGAGAACTGGTATGTTAATGCCTACATAATCTCTGACCCTACTAATCCTGAAAACGAAGGTAAGGTTAAAGTTATACGCTATGGTAAGGAATTAGCTAAAATTATTAACTCTGCTATTGATGGAGATGATGCTGACGAATTTGGTGTCAAGATCTTTGATGTTGCTGAAGGCTGTTCCCTTAAGATCAAATGTGAATCTCGAACTGGCATGGGTGGCAGTCGCGCTTTTGTAACTTACTCGGCTTCGAAGTTTATGTCTCCTTCTAAACTAGAAGGTGTTGATGCCAAGACAATTGACGCTATTTACGAGTCAGCTCATGAGCTTGATAAGTTTAATAAACCCAAAACTTACACCGAGCTACAACGTATGCTTGATCAACATTTCTTCTGTATTCAAGATGTGACTAATCTGGATGAAGAAGTAGATGATGAAATCCCTGCTACTAAACCTGCAGTATCTAAGCGCGATGAAGCTCTTAATAATATCTTTGAAGGCATTAAAGAGAGTACCAGTACCACCGAGCCTGCCGTTTCTAAGGTTGAAGTACCTGAACCTGCCGTTGATGATACCGATGCTAAGCTTAAAGAACTTCTCGCAAGTCTCTAATTTATGTTAAGAAGTAAAAAGAAACTCCAATACGCTAATCACAATATAGTTCATACATCAGAAGAAATAGAAGAACTAATATCAAGAGGAGCTCAGGCATATGAACAATATTTAGATGCTTTAGGCTTTGATTGGCGTAACGATCCTAACAGTGCTGATACACCTCGCCGTGTTGCTAAGGCATTTGTTACGGATCTTGCTATGGGTTGTTATACCGAGCCACCTAAAGTTACTGCCTTTGATAACGTAGATGAGTACGATGGAATGGTATGTCAGAATAATATTAAAGTTGTTTCGATGTGCTCCCACCACCATGCACCTTTCATGGGTGTAGCACATGTCGCTTATATCCCATCTAAGAATGGTAAAGTTATAGGTCTCTCAAAGCTTAATCGTATTGTTGACTGGTTTTCACGCAGACCTCAAGTCCAAGAAAACCTCACCATGCAGATTCATCAATACATCGATCAAGTTTGTGAAAAGAATAAAGGTGTAGCGGTTCTTATCGAAGCTAATCATACCTGTTGTTCTAATCGTGGTATTAAGCATGACTCTACTATGCGTACAGCTAGAATGTCAGGTTCTTTTCTAGATGAAAAAGATAATTCAAGGGCTGAATTTTACAAATTTGTGGAATTTGCTCAAAACAATAAAGGAGCGATCGCTTAATATGCCTACAATGGAAGAACAACTAGCAACAGCTATTGTTGCTAAAATGGCAGGAATGGAACTAAAAAAAGTTGATGAATATACATTAACACAGTCCTCTACTGGCCCTGCTACCAGAATTGACCCTAAACAGTTCTTGCCAGGTGTTCAACAGCATCAACAAAATCAGCAACAAGCTATGATTGCAGCAGCTAATAGAGAGGCTGAAATGGCGTACCCGCTCCCTCAGTCACACCAGCCTATGCCAACTGCAAATGTTCAAACAGTAAGTACACCACAACCGCAAATATTAACTAATCAAGACCCAAATCAACTTACTTTTGATTTCTTAGATGAAGCTACACAGAAAAAGTCACTTAAACAGCTTGATCTAATTGTAGATTACCTTTATTCTATTAATAATAAATTAGATAAAATTTTAAATCGTGACAAACATTCTATCTGTAAATAAAGAATCTTTTGTTCAAAAATTTCTTTTACCTATCAGTAAATTAACTGATAATGTTTCTATTACTATTAATGGTAGTAATATTTTTGCTACTTGTGCGTCTCAAGACGGTTCAGTTGTTTTATTAGCAAATTATAACACTGATATAGAAATTAAAAGTATACCTCGAATTAATTTACCCGATGTTAAAAAATTTGTAAGACTTTTAGACTGTATTGAGGTGAACGATATTGTACTTACAATTAATGACAATTGTCTCAAATATACAACACCGTCGTTTAAATTCAATTACTTCTTGCTAGAGGATAACTATATGCAAAGATGTCCAGTGAACCCGGACAAAATTAATAGTTTAAAATATGACACAGCATTTATTTTACCTATAACTAAGTTTAATGAAGTATTAAAGGGTAGCTCTATTGCTACCGATTCTGATAAAATTTATTTTTATACTAAAGATGGTAATGTATATTGTGAGCTAAACGATCTTGAAAGACAGAATATTAACAATATTACATATCTTGTAACCGACAAATATGTAGGTGAAAATATTAAAACGACCTTGCCCTTAAATCTGGAAAATATACGACTACTTGCTGGGGCTAAATGTAATGAGTTTACTGTTAAAATTAATAACGAACTTAAAGTAACTTTATTTCAAATAGAAGAAAAAGATATTAATATAAAATTTATTATTTCTGCTCTTGTAAAATAACATATAACAGTATAAATTTTAATATGTCAAATAAGTTATCAACATTAGGTTATATACTCAAACGTTTGAGAGATTCAGGTTACTATGCTCATAAAATTTTTACTGAATATAATGACGCCGATCCCCGTGCTTGGACAATTATAATTGACCCGGGTATTACTTCTGTATTTTGCACTTGCTTTATCAATCAACCTTTTTATGGCGATTCTTATTTTGAATTATCTGATGGAGATCAAAGAATACCTGGTCGCTTAAAGCTTTCTACTTCTTCTTTTGAAGTACTTGTTGAACATCTTGTCAAATTTAATATTAACAATAAAGCACCCGGGTACAATAAAAGAATTAATAAGTAATAGTATGGCCAACGAAAAAAATAAAAAAAAAGGGCCTAAAAAAATTAGTACTCGGAAAAGAAAAACTTCTGTAACAGAACTAAGTGGCATTAATCCCTCTGAAGCGCTTATAACTCAAGAACAAGCACTTCAAGTTGAGGATGTTATTAAACAGGCATTTTTGCGGTTTTACGATAATGCTACAGTCAAGCAACATAAAGTAAAAGATCTCGAACATTTAGATAACATTGTAGGAGAATTTTTAAAAGCTTTTATGATCTTAGGGTATGATTTAAACGGTGAAAAGGTATGTATAATGCACGCTGTTAACCCTCACGATAGAGACGCACTTATTGAACATTTAAGAACAACTTTGCTTGGTATTATAAATAGTAACGGTTAAATAATTTAATCGTGCTAAAAAAAATAGAAGAAGAAATAATAGAACCAATTGACGAGTCTCAGTATTATCGAGGCGATAAAAATGTCCCGAAGGAAGACGCTCAGTTTGAGTGGTCTCCTAA